AAGAGAGCCTATACCTCTATCAAGAGAAATGTATGAATCTCAACAAAAAACTAAATTAGCATTTGGTGCATTAGCAACACTTGCATCAGGTATGACTGCGTTTTTTAGTTCAGCTTATTTATCTAATAAAGCAACACCTTATTCTAAATATGTTCAAAACTTTTATGATACTGCTAATAGAAGTAAAACAACAGCAGTACCAGTAAATAGTGGTGGGAATGGTGGTAGCGGTAGTAGCACAACTACCAGTAGTAACTCTACTTCAGTTCAAGATTCTACAGCAGTAGCTCAAAGAGCTAAGAAATCTTATCGTGGAGCTTTAAGTGGTGAAACTGGAGCAATTACTGCTAACAGAGATCCTTTTTTAGCTAGAGCTGATAAAACAATTAGAGGAGCTATGGTATAATGCCTTATATTCCAACAGCAGAACAAGAAGAAGTTAATTATTCTAATAGCGATCCTAAAGTAATTTCATTCTTAAAAAAATTTAAAGAAGCTGAACACATCTTTGACCATTGGAAAGATAAATACGAAGAAGCATACGAATATACTATGCCTCAAAGAGAATCCTTTTATGAAGAAACGATTGGGGAAAGAAGAACTGATAAGATCTTTGATGAAACAGCAGTCGTAGGTATTCAAGAATTTGCTTCTCGTTTACAAGCTGGAATGGTTCCAACTTATGGTCGTTGGGCTAGCTTACAATCAGGTACAGAAATACCAGTAGATGCTAAGCCACAAGTAGACGAACAGTTAGATGCTATTACAGAATATATATTTGAAGTATTAGGTGGATCTAATTTTAATCAAGAAGTCCATGAAGCATTTATGGATCTTGCTATTGGTACAGCAGTATTATTAGTAGAAGAAGGAGATAGTATTAATCCTATTAACTTCCAAGCAGTACCTTTACCAAGAGTAGTTTTAAATAATGGTCCAGATCAAAAAATAGATCAAATCTTTAGAACAAGAACAATGAGATATGATAGAGTTCTTGTTACCTATCCTAAAGCTATCTTATCACCAGAGATGATGAGAAAAATGGAAGAAAACCCAGCTGCAAAAGTTAAAATTGTAGAAGGTGTTTATCGTTTATACGACAAGCCTAATGAAGAAAGATATAAATACTGTGTTGTTTGTATGAATCATAAAGAAATGATTTATGAAAAAGAACTAAGTGGTATTGGTTCTAATCCCTATATTGTGTTTAGATGGAATAAAGCATCAGGAGAAGTTTATGGTCGTGGTCCAATATTTAATGCTATGGCTGCTATTAAAACTACAAACCTAACAGTAGAATTAATTTTACAAAATGCTCAAATGAGTATTTCAGGCATTTATACTTTTGAAGATGATGGTGTTATTAATCCTGATAATATTAGTTTAGTACCGGGAAGTCTTATCCCTGTAGCTCCTAATAGTAGAGGTTTACAAGCATTACCAGCTGCTGGTAGATTTGATGTTGCTCAATTAATATTAGGTGATATGAGAAACAATATTAAGAAAGCTCTTTACATGGAAAGTTTAGGTAGACCTGAAGGAACACCTATGTCAGCCACAGAAGTAGCTGAAAGAATGGCAGATCTATCTAGACAGATAGGATCGTCATTTGGAAGATTGCAATCTGAGTTTGTCAATCCGTTATTAAGACGAGTTATTCGTTTATTAATTAAACAAGGTAAAATAGAAATTCCAAAAGTTAATGGTAGAGAAGTTAAAATAGTAGCGACTTCACCATTATCTCAAGCACAGCATCAACAAGATGTAGCTGATGTTATGAGATTTTCTGAAATCTTAGGTCAAACATTTGGACCACAAATGCTGAATATGGTTATTAAACAAGATGAAGTAGCTAGATATTTAGCTGATAAAATGGGATTACCAGAAAAACTAATAAGAGATCCAGCAGAACAACAACAAATAGTAAATCAGTTGCAATCTATGCAACAAGGAGCTAATATGGCTCCAAATGAGTTGGGAAACCCTGAAGAACAAGGTCCAATCTAAACAAGATTTAGAAATAGACCACATATTCGCTTCCGTATTTAATCAGCCAAATGGCAAAAAGGTAATCGAATATTTAGAATCATTAACTGTAAAATCTGTTGTATCTCCTCAAAGTTCCAGTAGTATGTTATGGCACTTAGAAGGACAAAGATATTTGGTTAATTTAATCAAATTAAAAATAAATAAAGGAATAAAAAAAGATGAGTGAAGAACAAGTACAAGATCAAGTAGATAATACTCAAGTAGAAGCTACTGAAGAAGTATCAGATATACCTGAGTATATACCTAGTAAATTTTGGAATACAGAAACCAAAGAGGTTAATGTTGAAGATTTAGGTGCTTCTTATAAAGCATTAGAAAAAAAACTAGGAATGAGGACAGATGAGCTGTCTAAACAAATTAGATCAGATATAGAAGCTGAGTTATCTGGTAAAGCACCAGAGCAATATGAAATTAATCCACCTGAATTACCAGATGGTGTTAATTTAGATATTGATCCAGAAATGCCATTATTACAATGGTGGGCTGATACTGCAAAAAAAAGAGGTTTAAGCCAAGATGAATTTGATGCTGGTATTAGAGCATTTGTAGAAAATGAAGTTAATGCTTTACCTAATATAGAAAATGAAAAACAATTATTAGGAGATAATGCAAATGAAAGAATACAATCAGCTGATTTATGGGCTAAGAAAAATCTAAGTCCAGAATCTTATGATGCAGTTGCTAGATTAGCATCTACTGCTGAAGGTGTTAGGGTTATAGAAGAAATTATGTCTTTAAACAAAGATGCTCCTATTCCTAATACTGAAACAAAAATAGATGTTAGTCCTGATCCATTAGATCTAAAAGCTATGATGAAAGATCCTAGATATTGGAAAGATGGAGAAAAAGATCCAGCCTATATTAGGAAAGTAACTGATCTTTATGAAAAATATTATAACCAAAAATCGGCTTAAAAAAGTCCAAATATACTGGAGAGATGCAATCAGTCATGCTGAATGGCTCTCTCCAGATGATGCAAAAAAATTTAAACCAGCAATAAACTATACAGAAGGATTCTTATTAGAAAAAAACAAAGATTCTACCATAGTCTTTATGTCCTGTAATGACACAGATATTGGTGATACTACAGTAATTCCTACAGAAAATATTAAATCTATCAAATTTGTGCGTTGATTTTTTAATTAAACTATGCCAGTGCTATAAAAAAGACCTCGCATAGCTTTACGATATGCCTGTTTGACAGATAACATATCAGCCCTATCGAGATAATCTTGATATAAACAAACGAACAAAGGAGATAAATTATGAGTTCGAGCATAAACAATGCTTTTATTACCCAGTTTGAAGCTGAGGTACATATGGCATACCAAAGAATGGGTGCTAAGCTAAAAAATCTTGTTCGTGTAGTTAATGGTGTATCAGGCGAATCTGTTAAGTTCCAAAAAGTAGGAACAGGTGAGGCAACATCTAAAGCAAGACATGCTGAGGTTGTAGCTATGAATATTTCTCACACTAACGTAACAGCTACTCTCGCTGATTTCTATGCATCTGACTATGTGGATAGATTAGACGAGCTTAAAACCAATATTGACGAAAGACAAGTAATTGCTAATAACGCAGCTTACGCTCTTGGAAGAAAAACTGACTCAATCATTACAACTGCTATGGCATCTGCAACTACACTAGCAAACAACGCTGGTGCACAGGGTGGTACAGTAGCAACTGATCTTAACATTGATAAGTTTAAAGAGATGCAAGCTCTATTTGGATCAAATGATGTTCCAGATGATAACCAAAGATATTGGGCTATTGGTCCAAATCAGTGGTCTGACTTATTAGCTGACGATCAGTGGACTAGACTAGAGTACATTGGTTCAGGAGAACTACCTTTCTCTGGCATGAATTATACTGCTAAGAGATTCTTAGGTTTCTTAACCTTCGTACATTCTGGACTAGATACATCTGGTTCAACAGATAGACATACAATCGCATGGCACAAATCATCAATGGGCTTAGGCGTTGGATCTGAAGTAAGAACTGAAGTAAACTACATTCCTGAGAAAGTAGCTCACTTAATGACATCTTACTTATCAATGGGTTCAGTGCTTATTGACACCAATGGTATTAGAGTGCAGAAGTGTGCAGAGTAAGGAGATAAACTATGGCTTATGAAACATCAAATCCAATTAAAAAAATTGGTCAAGCTGGAGATTCTAACTCCCTATGGTTCTACACAGATGATGATGCGATTGCAGCAATCGCTGCATCTGGTTATTTTAATTCGGCTACTAAGGAACTTAAAGAGAATGATATCATTCTTTGTGTAGGTTCTAACGGTGGTACACAGACTGTAGATATCTTAGTGGTATCTTCTGCTTCTGGTGCTGCTACTGTTACAGTAGTAAACGGATCATAATAGAATGGGGGGTTAATACCCCCCTTCTTACATAGGAGATATTATGGCAATAGCAGCAGCAATAAGAACAGCAGCGACAGCAGCTAAAAACTTAGTTAAAAAAAAGAAATTAAAAGAAGGTTTAAAAAAAGCAGTTAATGTAACTACTGAAAAAACTAGTGCATTAAAATCTAAAGCTAGTGAAGCAGCAACTAAAGTTAAACCAACAGTAGAAAAAGCTAAAGAAAAGATTAAACCAGCTGTAAAAAAAATCAAAGAAAAAACAGAACAAATAAAAGAAAAAGCAACATCAGGAATGATGGGTTTAAAAGAAAAAGCTCAACCTACTATTAATAAAGTAAAAGAAAAAATACAACCAACAATTAATAATGTTAAAGAAAAAGTAGAACCATTAGCTACAGCAATAAAAGACAAAAGTAAAAATTTTGTTAATAAAAATCCTATGATTAGTGGTGCAATAGCTGGAACATTAGCTACTTCTTTAATAGCTTCTGCTGCAAAAAGTTCTTATGTTTATAAGAAATTACCAGATGGTGATATTGAAATTAATTTATTGGGAGATAAAAGCAAAACAAAATTTATTTCTCCTAAACAATTAAGCTCACCAAAAGATATAAATGATATTAGAACTAATATAGCAGTATTAGAATCTATTGTTACTTCTGATGATCCTCAAAGTCAAAAAGAAAGATTTAGAGAAACTGTAGAATATTTAAATAATAAATACGGAATACATGAAATAACAGGTAAAGATTTAAGTATTAAATTACCAAAAATGTTATAATGGCAGTAACAAAAGTAGATATAGCAAGTAGAGCATTAGTTATGATAGGAGCTAATCCTATTTCATCATTTACAGATGATAATACAGAAGCTCTTACAGTTAATAATATTTACGAAGAAATAGTAGAAGCTACTTTAACAAGAGCAAGGTGGAGATTTGCAACTGGACAACAACAGTTATCTTTATTAACAGCTGCTCCTACAGGTAGATTTGAGTATGCATATCAAATGCCTACTAGTCCTCAAGTATTACAAATATTAGCAGTTACATGTAATGATGCTCTATTACAATATTCTAGATACGAAGATAAAATCTATTTAAATGGTTATGGATCATCTAGCACAGTAATAATGGATTACTTATTTAGACAAGACGAATCAAAGTTTCCACCATACTTTAGACATGCATTAGTTTATAAATTAGCCAGTGCTTTTGGTGGAGCATTGGCAAGAGATGCAGCAATCATTAGAGAGTATGACCAACTAGGTGAAAGACAAATTCTAATAGCTAAAAACACAGATGCACAAGAAACTACAACTAAAAGGCTTTCAACTGATAGGTTTATTACTGAAAGAAGGAGCAGTCGTAGTGGACTTGTTGTATCTTAATGCCCAGAAAAGTCAGACAAGTTTTTACAAACTTCTCAGCTGGTGAACTCAATCCTTTACTAAACGCCAGAACAGACGCTAAAGCATACTTTGAAGGTGCTAAACAGTGTCGTAATTGGTTTCTTTTAGACGAAGGTGGTCTAATGCGTAGACCAGCAACACAATATACAGCAACACTTCCAGCAGCTGCAAGATTAGCACCTTTTATATTTTCTAATGATGAAATAGCTATTTTTGCTTTATCTAATGGAAGATTAGATGTTTATGATTCTGACGGAGCTATTATCCAATCTAATATTACAGCAAATGTAAACTGGACTAGCTCTCAAATATTTGAATTAAACTTAGCCCAATTTGGAGATACAGTTTTTGTAACACATAGAGATAATCCTATTATTCAAATTAAAAGAACTAGTGCTACAACATTTACAGTTACAGCTTTTGCATTTGAATTAGATGAAGATGTAGTAGTATCTGGTGCATATAAAACTCATGCTCCCTTTTATAAATATGCTGATTCAAGTGTTACTGTTACTTTATCTACTGACGCAACTGGTACAGGTAGAACTATTACAGCATCATCTCCTATATGGACTGCTGATTATGTTGGGCATTATTTAAAAGTAGATGATAGACAAATTAAAATTACTGGATTTACTTCTACAACAGTATTAGTAGGAACTATTATTGAAGCTGGAATATCTGGTGCTGGACCTCATGCAAACTGGGAAGAAGAACTAATATCGACAGTTAGAGGTTATCCTCAAGCTGTATCATTCCATGATAATAGACTTTGGTTTGGTGGAGTAAGAGATAAACCTTCTGCTATTGTTGCTTCTAGAATAGCTGAATATTTTAATTTTGATTTAGGAACTGGATTAGCTGATGAAGCTATTAATGTGGCTATTGCTTCTGATAGAGTAAACGAAGTAAGACACTTATTTTCTTCTCGTAACTTACAAATTTTTACAGATGGTGGTGAATACTTTGTACCAACACCAGCTGATACTCAGGCAATTACTCCAAGTAATATTACTTTTCTTAGACAAACACCTTATGGTTGTAATAGAGCTGCTCCTGTGCCATTTGACGGAGCTACTTTATTTAGTCAAAAAAATGGTAAAACAATTAGAGAATATGTATTTTCAGATATTGAACAAGCATATAAATCAACTTCTGTTTCTGTGCTATCTTCTCAATTAATAGATACTCCTAAACAACATTCTATGATTACAGGCAACAATGAAAGACCTGAACAATTTGCTTTTTTTTTAAATAGTGGATCTACTCATTCTGGAAAAATAGCAGTATTTCATAGTATTAGAGATGAAAAAATTGCTGGTTGGACTATGTGGGAAACTAAAAGTGGAGATGAATTTTACTCAATAACAGCTGCTAATGAAAATTTATTTGTATCAACTAAAAGAGTATTGCCTTCAGGTACTGTTTATTTATTAGAAAAATTTAGTGATACAGACGCAATTACTGTTGATTGTTCTACAACAACTACTGTATATCAAAAAGGAACACCACTAGTAGATGGAGCAAGTCAAACTGGTAATACAATAAATGTAGACGGATTTACAAATGCTCCACAAATACAAGAAACATTTACTATTGCTGGAGATTCTACAGAATATACTATTACAGCAGTTACTCAAACTGCATCAGGATATAACCTGACATTAAATCAAAACTTAGCTAGTAGCCCAGCAGATAATGCAGTTATAACTATAGTCAATGGTTTTGTTCATACTGTAAATTCTGTGTATGAACCTACAACTGAAATAAATGCAGTCTATGGAAATGGATCTTTAGGAACATTTATTATAGATGCTAATGACAGAATTACCCTAACTAATGCTCCTTTCCCAAGTGGAGTAAGAGTAGGATTTAACTTTACTCCTATTTTAGAAACTATGCCTATTGACAAAGAAATTGACACAGGACCTTTAACTGGACAGCCAAGAAGAATAAACAAAGCTATTGTTGATATCTCTGGTGGATTAGATATAACTATGAAAGGATCAGATAGATCATCAAAGGAGCTAGTAATACAACAAGTGAACTTTAATATTAATACTGATTTACAAGCTGTTACAGATAAAAAGGAATTTAGTTTTTTAGGTTATAGTACATCACCTACTATTACTATTTCACAAAACGATCCTTTACCTCTTAAAGTATTAGGACTAGCTATGGAGATACAATTCGCATGAGTGCATCACAAGCCTTAATGATTAGTGCTGTTGTTGGTGCTGTTGGTACAGTATCAAGTATTAGATCGCAACAAGCAGCATTAGCAAGAGAAAATTTTAGATTACAACAAGAAGCTGAAATGGCTAAACTAGCTGCTATTGAAGAAGAAAATGCAAGAACAAGACAATTACAGGAAACAATAGCAAACAACAAAGCATTTGCTTCTATTGCTGGATATTATGATGATTCTCGAAGTTTCTTAAATATAAACAAACAAGCAGAAAAAGAAGCAGCTAAAGATATAGAAACTATTAGATTAATGGGACAGTCGGTTCAAACTAAATACAGTCAAATGGCTTTTGAAAATAAACTTAAAGGACAACAACTAACATTTGGAGGGTATACAAGCGTTATAGCTGGTTTAACAACTGGTTATGGAACAGCTAAATATTATAAAACATAATGGCATTAACTAGAGGAAACAGAGATAAAGTAACTACAGTATCATCTATTCAATCAAGAATGGGTGTTGTTGGGACTTATGACGGAGATCCTATTGCAACAGCAGCTGCTGCTATTGGAGAAAGTTTAGATATTTATTCTCAAAGAATGATTACTATGGAAGAAGAAGGATATAAAGCTGACTTCCAAATAAATACTATTAAGACTATTAATAAATTTGCAAGAGAACATAGATTAGATCCAGAAGGATTTACTAATGCTACACAATCTTATATTGATGGATTAGTATCAAAAGCACCAGAAAGATTTAAAAATTGGTCTAAACAATATGCAAGTTTAAAGGCTGCACAAGAAGCTGATATTATTTTTAATAACCAATACAATGCAAATCAAATAGATAAAATAAAAAAAAATGAAGCTGCAAGTTCTGTAGTTGTAGATGACAATCTTAGAAAAATATATGGAATGGGAGTTAGTGAGTTTGATACTTATTGGCAAACTAGTCTTTTGCCTGAATTAGGTGAAATGAACATATCTTATACAAATCTATACAATAGTTTGGATCCTCAATATAGATCTGGTATGATGTTACCAGAAGAAAAATTAAGAAGTTATAAACTAGCTTTTGAAGGTGCTAGACTTAACTCTAAAATTAAAGACTTATTGTCTTTAGCTGTTGCACAAGATCAAACAGATTATCTCGATCAAAATATTCCTTATGGCACTGGAGATACAAACTTAGAACAAGCTGTTAAAGAAATTAAAAACAATTTGTTAAAAGAATACATTAATGATCCAAAAGATGAAGATAGTCCTTTTGCAATATTAACAAATTCCTCTACAGGAGAAAGAGAAGATTTAGCAGATAGAGCTTCAGATTTTATTGACAGTTTTGTAAAACAACAAGAAAAATTACAAAATAAAATAGAAACACAACAGCAAGTAAATATTGACGAAAGATACAATCAAGTTAAAGGTGCTATACAAAATTTCCAAGAAGAAGGTAGACCTAATAATTTAAAACAATTAAATCTAATGACAGATCAAATGGGCTTTAGTGATGAACAAAAAGCTGATCTAACAAGAGAATTTAATATAGCTACTGTTATTGAAAACTATGGAAGCAGAAAAACTATAAATTTAGATTCTGATATAGGATCAGCATACAGGTTATTATCAGATGAATTTGGTTACGAAGATATAACTTTAGAAGATGTTAAAGAAAAAATTATTAACTATAAAGTTATAGACTTAATTAACTTTGATTATGTTCCTGAAGAAGGTATGCCTTCTATGAGAACACTAGCAACTATTGATTATGGATTTGATATAGCAAATGATACAGCTAGTGAGGATTTAGTTAAAATATCTCAATTTGCATCTAATAATGGTGTTATTCCTAGTGAGTTAAATGAATTTATAAACTCAGCTAAAGGATTAAATTATAAAACAGAAGCTGATCGTATGCAGTTAGCTGAAATAGCTTATACTGTTAATTATTTAACAACTAGAGCTGGATTTGCAATAGACGGATTAGAATCAGAAATGGTAGGACCATTAATGGATTTACATGATATGATTAGCAAAATGCCTAGAACAGAAAATGATCCTATGGGTATTTCAGAACAATCAGCATTTGAATACTTTTTTTCTAAAATAAACAAAGATTCTTCTGTAAGAGATGAAATAGATCTTAAAATAGATAGTATTTTATTAGGTGAAGATATTGATATGGATAATATGATTCTTAAAGCTATTAAAGATGAACAAAAAAAACATTTTGGAATCCATAGCAAAACACCTATAGGTATTACTACAGAAAAATATTTAACAGAACCATTAATAAATTGGGGTCCTCTTAAATGGTTAAAAGTAACTAGTGATGATTTAGTTCAACAAGATATAGATAAGGTTAAAGAAGAAATTACACCTTTAATAAGATTGTATTTAAATAATCATTACATTAAAGCTGAAGAAGTAAACAAATATAATGTAGAAAAATACTTAGAAAAAGCAATTAAAATGAGTTTTACAACATTAGGTAATAGAGGTTACGGAGTACAATAATGGCTAATATAGTTAAATATCCAATTTATCAAACTTATGAAAATATGGGAATGAGCAAAGAAGATATAGAATATGATGCAGTAGATACTATTCTAAATAGAATTTATGGTATGAGCGAAAGAGAAAGAAATGATTTAGGGCTAACACAAGATTGGCTAGATTCTAATAATTTATATACCTATATCCGTAATGGTAGAATTAAATTTACTTATGACGAAAGATCAAAAGGTCCAATGCCTAAATACCATATCCATGCTGATATTGATGGTGATGGAATTTGGAACGCTATACCTAATCCTAACAATCCTGAAGTGTCTTTTATGCCTCAATCTACTATAAAAAAATATAGACCAGATACTTTGTCAAGAGTAAAAGCAGAAGTCTTTAATGATTACTATAATAACTTTTTAGACAATTTAGACAAAACAACTGGATTAGAAAAAAAGTATGGTTTTGATATTAGAAAAACACCTATGCTTAATAATGCAGTAAGAACTATATTTAATTTTGGAGCAAGTGCTATAGATTATGGTAAGGAGTATTTGGATAATGTAGAGCTGTTTTTTAAAGAAACACCTTTTTTACCAGATGTTAAATTTGACTCAGAATCACTAAGAGATATAGTACAAGAAAGACAACAAGAGTCTTTAATATATGAACAAAATAAACAATTATATCAAGACGAATACAAAACAGCTAAATATTCAGGAGTATTTCAAATGAGTAAAGACGGAGCAAGATTACAAACTAATAATATATTTATGGACAATACAGCTAAATGGGAAGGTGGATTCCATAGTATTGTTTACGATCCTAGATTTAGAGGATCATATACCCCTGATATATTAGGTGGTCCAGATGTAAAAACTATGAGTGAAAATTCTAAAATTACTCAAGAGTTATATGATTACATGACAGGAGAAAAAGGAGATCCTACTATTGGTTATGGTTTTTCTATTAATCCAAATACAGATGGTGGAAAGGCTAATATTCAAAGACTTAGAGATTTAGGATATAACCCTGAAAAAATTCTTAGAGGTGAAGAATTTTTATCTATGGAAGATGCTCAAAGAATGTTCATAGAAATATTAGATGAAAAGTTCCAATTAGTGCAAAACATTATTGGAGAAAGATTAGATGATAATAGAAATACATTCTTAGCAGCTGCATTAACAGATATGGCATATATTAATGCAAACTTTATAGGAGATAGATTTCAAACAGCTCTTAAAAATTATATGGAAACAGGAGATGAAAAATACTTAGGATCATTTGAACCTTATGGAGAAGGAACAGGAGCAGTTAGAGGATCTGAACTAGATCAATATGAACCTACTATTGGTCAAGAATTATATAATGACGGAATGGCTAACAAAGAAAAAGGATTAGGTGGAATCCACAAAAGATTTAATAATAACTGGCAGTTAATATCTGCATGGGCTAATGGTCAAAGTACACAATTCCCACAGTTAAAATATGAAGATGCACCTGATGTTATTAAATAATGGGAGATGTTTTTGTTAATACAGGTAAGGCTTATTCTTCAACCCTAGATATTACCCCTCGTACTAACTATCAATTTACAGATTTATTAGCTGATTTTAAAAATGTAGGACAAGGATTTTTAGATGAAAATCTTATTGCTATTGGAATTAAATCTGCTGTTGATTATATGTTTAATACAAACAGACAACAGTTTGAAGTAGATGATGAATACGATATTTTTGCAGATCCTCAATTTATTGGATATGAAAATTTAATTGGTAATTTTATTCAAGCTAAAAATCAAACACATGCAACTAAGTTATTTAATGATTTCAAAGAAAATCTAAAAAAAGGATATGGATCACCAGCCTACATTATGGGTAGAGTGTTAGGTGGTTTTACAGATCCTACTAGTTTATTTATGTTTACTAAAGCTGGTCAGTTTTTAATGACTGGAAGTCGTTTAGCTAGAGCTGGAAAAGTAGGTGGAGTTATAGCAGCAGAAGAACAAGTTAAAAGATTGTTTGATGATAAAAGAACCACAGGAGAATCAGCTTTAATTACTGCTGGTGGATTTATTATTCCTAGTTTGTTTCCTACCATTAAAGGAAAAAATGCAGCTAAAAATTTTGATAAAAGTGCATCTATGTTAGATGATGCAGATGATGTAGCTATGAGTGGTAGTGCTGGTGCGGCTCAAAACAAAAGAGCTAAGATGATGACAGATGAAGATTATGCTGAATTTAATAAAATTAAATCTACAGGATTAGGTGTATTTGGAGAAAAAGGACCTTGGAATCCTGTTTTTAGAGTTTTAAACAATGGTATCTCAGCATCTCAAGAATATATAGAAAAAGTATTAGAAATTCCATTATTGCAAAACAAAAACTTTAAAAGAGGAATTACAGAACAAAGTATTGAAAGAAAAGTAAAGTCTAAATATTACATTATTTACCAAGCTGAACAAGCCATTGATAATCTTTATAATGATTATTTAAAATCTATGGGAGTTAAAAATCAAAACTGGGGTGAAAAATTAATAGGAATAAAATTAAATAGAGGTAAAAACGTACTATCTCCTAGTGAATTTAGAAAAGAAATATTCTTAGCTAAAATGAATTTACCTAATAAAAATATACCTCAGGCTAAACAAGCTGCTATAGAAGTTGATAAATTTGTTTATAAAAAACTAGGTCAAGAATATATTGACGTTGGTGTGCCTTTAAACTGGCATAGAGCTTACTTAGAAAAAGCAAATAAAATTACAGCTAGTCTTAGAGAAAAATTTGCAACAAGAGGACTAACTGTTAAAGGTCAAGAAGCATTAGCTAAATGGGAAAAAATAACTGCAAGACTAGAAAGCAGAATTAAGATGTTTGAAAGTGGTGAAGGGCTTAGAAAGAATTATGTCAATATCGTTTGGAAACGAGATATGATTGAAGCTAACTGGGAAGAATTTAGTGATTTATTAAGAGAAACAATTAAAAAAAGATACCCTGAAATGAAAGGTGAAGAACTAGCAAAAATAGTTGCATCATTTAGAAAATATCAACCAGTTATAGCTTATGATAAAATTGATGATTTATTACTTAAAGGAGAATTAAATCCAGAAAAGATTGAAAAGATATCTAGTAGATTCTTTGCAAGAGATTTAGATATTAACTTAGAAGATTTTGTTAATGCTGGATATATTGAAACAGACATACAAACTTTACAAAAACTATATTTTAACCAAGTTGTTCCAGATATTGAAATAACTAAGGTGTTTGGAGATCCTTTAGGATTAGGTACACAATGGAAACCAGACGGAAAATATACTGTAGGAATACAACAAATAGCTGATGAATATGATGAACTTATAGCAGCTGCACCAACAATTAAACAAAAAAATAATTTAGCTAAAAGAAAAGATGAAATATTAGCTGATTTAGATGCTTCTATTCATTTAATTAGAGGTACTTATGGTTTAGCTGATGATCCTAATAGAGCTATTAGTAGAGGCATTAGAATGATGAAATTATATAATTCTCTTAGTATGCTAACAGGAATAGCTCAAGTAGTTGATACTGCTAGATTAGTTATGATTAATGGTATTGGTAAAACATTTAGAACATCATGGGAATTATATACTTCTAACATGGGTAAACAGATATTTAATATGTCTAAAAGATCTGCTCAATTAGGTGGTGAAGCTATGGATCTGTGGAATAGTTCTCGTGCTATGAGTATGTATGATGTCGGAGATGCTTTTGGTGTTTATAATAAATTTGAAAGAGGATTAAGTTCGGTTGGTAATCTATATTTTACATTCTTAAATTTATCTAACCCTTGGAATACAGCTGTTAAATCTATGGCTAGTTTCTTTAATGGAACTAGAATATTTGAGTCTGTAGAAAAATTAGCAGCTGGAAGTATTAGCAAAGTAGATAGAGCTAGATTATTAAGTTTAGGTATTGATGATGCTATGGCTAAAAGAATACTAAAACAATATCAACAACATGGTGTTGGAAAAGGTGGTAAAACTAAATGGACTGAATTAGGAGATGATTATAAATATTTAAGAGTAGCTAATTCAGATGAATGGACTGATGAGGTTGCAAAAGAAGCCTATAACAATGCAATAGGTAAACAAGTAAATATTGACATTGTTACACCAAGTAAAGGTGATGTGCCTTTATGGGCTAATACTGAAGTAGGTGGAATGATAGCTCAGTTTAAAAAGTTTGGTATGGCATCAACACAAAGAATGTTAATGCGTGGATTACAAGAAAAAGATATGAATCAATTACAAGGAATATTATTATTATTAGCTGCTGGAGCAGCTGTAGATGCCTTTAGACAAAGAGCATTTGATAGAGATTATAGTAAAAAACCATTCGGTCAAAAAATTGTAGACGCATTTGACAGATCAGGTATAGGTGGAATATACTCAGATGTTAATAATGCTATTGAAAGATTAGGTAATAATCAGATAGGATTAAGACCATTACTAGGAGCAAAAAAACCATATGGCACTTATAGAGATTTCTTTAATAATCCTGTGCCTGATATACTAGGTCCAACAGCTAGTCAAATAGCCAATATTGCTGATATTGCTTGGACTTGGGGTACAGGTAAATACAATCATCACACTGCTCGTAATGTGCGTAGACTATTACCATTCCAGAATGTATGGTTTTTGGATTCTATCTTTGATAAAATGGAGAAAGACGTACTAAGATAATGAGTATAACAATATCAGACACCAGCCCTAGAGTACAATATACAGCTACATCTGGTCAAACAACTTTTTCTGTTCCTTTCGAGTTCTTTGATGATGATGATATAGTAGTAATTAATACTAATGCTGGTGGTGTAGATACTACCCTAACTAAATCTTCCAATCCCTCTTTAGTTACAGAATATTCAGTATCTGGTGCTGGAGAAACTGGTGGTGGTTCTATTACTTTAGGTGCTGGTGCAACCCTTAATGATAAATATACTATCTATAGAGATCTTCCTATAGCTAGAAGTACAGATTTTCCTAACTCAGGTACGTTTCCTATTGAAACACTTAACACAGAATTAGACAAAATTGTTGCTATGATGCAACAAAATGAAAGAGATTTTAATTTTACCCTAAAAGCTAAAGCAACAACATCTACTGCTTATGGATTAACCTTCCCTGAACTAGTTGCAAACAAAATATTATCTGTTAATAGTGCTGGAAATGGTCTTATTTTCTCACAAGAG